GTTGCCAATGATGCCTTAAAACAGGTCAAAAAAGAGATGCCTGCAAAAGTAAGAAATCTCTATGATCCTAATGATTCAATGAAGCTGAATGAGTTTGAAGATTTGCCAGCAGATATTAGAAAATTATTGCTCCTACAATCCAGGTTGTTGGTTGAAACTCAAGGCGCTGACATTAAAAAGCACGTATATATGGAATTCGGTAGCGAGATATTCACCACTGAAGGCGCTGCATTTATGGAAGATGAGCTGAATCAAACGGTTGATACATATGTTAATGGCTCATCAGTTGTTGCGGCCGGTGGAAACACAGCGTCTAGAATGATTAATGAGTCCAGAACTGCAGCTTTCTTTGATGATAAGGTTCTTGAAGAAATCGAATCATTCACTTTTGTTAATGCAGACCCACAAGCGCCGATATGTAAGGATTTAGCAGGACGTACATTTAGAAAGGACGATCCAGGGGCTAAAATGAACTTTCCGCCATTGCATCACAATTGCGAAAGTTACATATCAGCGAACTTCAGTGGAGCTAAAAAGAACCCCGAGATTGATAAAAGAGGGCTCAAGACAAAGTTTGTTTCCGGGTTTTAGATACTAAAGTCTTGGAATATTAAAAATAATTGCAATCGTTATGTTTATTTACACACGTTTTCTGGTAACATCCAGACAAGGGGAAAATATGGGCGCTCAAAAGTACAGTGAAAAAATGTCTAACGGCTCAGGAATACCAATTAGATTGGCCGATGCGATCACTGAAGATGGGTTACATAAGCTTCAGATATTTAGAACCGGGGAATACCACCACCAATGGTATGGCGATTTTAATATTACAAAGAAATCTCTCAGCACCATGGTTAGAAACTTCAAGCAAAATGTCTTGAAGATTGACCTGATGCTTGATTACAACCACAAAGTTGAAGAAGCTGCCGCATGGTTCCACAAACTATATATAGAGAAGTCTGAAGAAGAAGGACAATGGGAGTTGTGGGCCGAGGTTGATTTCAATGATGATGGGAAAGCCGCAATTGATAGCAAAAAGTGGAGATACATTAGTGGTGACTTCCATTTCAATCATGTAGACAATCAAACGGGCGAAGAATACGGGCCCACGATTTACGGCGCAGCGTTGACAAATCGTCCTTTTATTAAGGGAATGACTGCAGTAGTTAATTTAAATGAGGAAAATACTTTAAACGGAGGAAATATTATGACTATTGATGAACTTAAGGAACAAAACAAAGTTCTCAACGACACAATCAAAACGCTTGAGACTTCAAAAGATGAGTCTCTTAAAAAGTTAAATGATTCAATTGCAACGAAAGATGCAGAAATCAAGACTTTGGGCGAGAAAGTTACTGAGTTAGAAAAGAATGAAGTAACTATTAAGAAAGAGAATGAGTTCACGAAATTACTTTCTGAAAAGAAGGCTGTTCCTGCTCAAAAAGAATCTTTTCTTGCTGGCGACATGATCAAGTTCGCTGAGCTTGCTGGGGAAACTCAAGAAACTCCAGAAGGAAATGGTGGAGATAAATCTAAAGATACAAAAACTCTTTCTGATGATGATAAGGAAAAGAAGTTTGATGAATTGCTTGCAAAGACTCTTTCTGAGAATGAAGGTATGAGTGACGCAATAGCAATTGGGCTTGTTTTAAAAGCTAACCCTGAACTTGCAGAATAAATTAAAATAAACGAAAGGATTAAAAATGAGCTCTTATAATGAACCAAAAATTAAAACGTATAAGGCTGGAGCGGATTTATCTGCAAAACAATACCACTTTGTAAAGGTCGGTACTGCCGATGATGAAGTGGTTGCAGCCGGAGCAAATGTAAAAACAGTTGGTGTTTTAATGAACGCTCCAGCAAGTGGAGAAAGAGCTGAAGTTGCCATCATGGGCGGCGGAGCACTTTTAAAGCTTGATGAAGCTGTTAGTCCACTGGATCTTCTGACTCCAACGGCTTCAAATCAGGGTGAGCAGTGTGACGCTGCTGATGAATGGTGTGGAGCAATTGCCGATGAGACTGGTGCTGATGGTGACATTATCGCGGTTAATGTTGTTGGATTTTACTCTTCTAAAAGTGATGCTTAATAATTAAGAAAGGAATTTAAAATGGCACAAATTAAAGCACAAATTGATAAGTTTCTCACAAAGGCATCTAAGGGGTTTACTCCTGAAGGTTTTATTGGGGACAAGGTTCTTACACCTATGAAGGTTAAAGAGAACTCTGGAAAATTAGCAGGATATGGCAATGCTCATATTCGTATCGTTAACACTGTTTATGGCGGTCGTGGAAAAGCACCTCGTTATGAATCTCAGGTCAGAACTAGCGAGACTTATCTTGTTGAAGATCACGGTCTTGAGGGCATGGTTACAAAAAGTGATTATGACAATGTTGAGCAACCTTACGATGCTGAGAAAGATGAGGCATTAGGTCTCGTTACAGTATTAAAATTAGGTCGTGAAAAAGCACTTGCTGACCAATTGGGAGCAACTACAACTTTAACTCAAAACACAACTCTTTCTGGAACTTCACAGTTCAGCGATTATGTTAACTCTGATCCATTAGGAAAGTTTAAGACTGCTCAACAAGCGGTTCGTGCTGGTTGTGGTCGTAAGGCTGATACAGCTATTATGAGTTGGGATGTATTGAATACTCTTTCTTACCATCCAGGAATTCTTGAAGGCCTCGGTTTTCAAATGAATAGAGCTGGAACTCTTACTGAAAAGGAAGTTGCTTCAGCAATGAAGATCAAAACTCTCCTAATTGGTGAGTCTATGTATAACAGTGGGCACCTCGGACAGTCTGATGCACTTACTGATGTATGGGGTAAGAACATTGTATTTGCAGTTCTTCCAAAGTCTGCTGCAAAAATGCAGACATCTCTTGGTTACAATCTCAGAAAGATTGGTGAGTCACCTTACCAGACTTCAAAATGGGATATGAACAATCCAAGAGGATCACGTGGACTTCTGGTAACAGATTCCTATGATGATTTATTATCAAATGTAACTGCAGCTTATCTAATTAAAGATGCTGTAGCCTAAGTAAGCTGGGCCCTCCGGGGCCTTTAATTTTTCACCTCGAGGTACTTATGAAATTCTTAATGATTTTATTTATTGGCCTTTTTTGTCTCACATCAACTTCACAAGCCACGAGCTTAAGAGTTTCTCGTCGAGATATGAAATTAGCCTCACAACAACTTATTGAAAAACAGACTATATTGATACCAGTGGTTGCGGACCCTAACCGGGTTTTAACAACTGATGCTGGACCAATTTCCGCCGGGGCCGTTGAGATTACAACATTTACAGCTCAACCAGACGTGCCAAGAAACATTACAATTACACCAACTGGCACCACTACTGATGTTGAATCTTGTGCCATTGTTGTGACTGGAACTAATTTTTTTGGGGCATCTATTACCGATACAATTACATTTTCAGCTAATGCTTCAGCACTTGTCTCAGGCGTTAAGGCATTTGCTAGTGTTACTTCAGTTGCCTTTCCAGCATCATGTGAAAGCGGTGGTTTTGCTGCAACATGGATTGTTGGTGTTGGTGATGTACTTGGTATGAAGCGATGTATGGCCGCGGCTGGACACGTTATGTTCGCAACCCTTGACGGCTCTTATGAAGGCACTAGGCCAACTTGTATAGCTGATGCTGATGAAGTAGAGAAAAACACTTGTGATATTAATGGAACACTTGACGGTGCTAAAGACGTTGAATTGTTCTTTGTTCAAAACTTTAGATGTTTACCATAAAAGGAGAAACTAATGGCCAAAGCAAAGCATGTAGCTAAAAGATCTTTCGACGACGGGTCTAAAAAAGGTGAAAACGGTAAAGCCGTTGATTACAAAAAAGGCGATGAGTACAAAGGTTCTGCGGATGAACAGAAAGATGCACTTAAAAAAGGCTTAATTTGTTCAGATAAAGAATTCAGTGCCATCGATGAAGTAATTGATGAGAAGAATGGCAGTATCGCTGAGCTTCAGAAGATGCTTGCTGAGCGAGACAAAGCTCTAGGTGTTGCTGAAGACAAGGTGATTGAATTAACTGCAAGTCTTGAAGAGCTTCAAAAAGAAATGGATTCACTAGAGATAGTTGAGGAATAATAAATGGCGTATTGTACAGAGGTCCAAGTAGCTGATGAGTTTAACGGGGTGACATTTAGCACCACGACTAACCCGACTTTGGCAACTGTAACTCGCTGGATTGCGGAGGCTGATAGCATTATCAATGCAAAAGTTGGCCTTCGTTATGTTGCTACAAATATCAATGAGACAGACCATCCAAATGACATTATAGTGATAAGACAAATATGTATCTATTTAGTCAGCGCTCGCGTACGCAGGCGTTTGAATAAGGTTGGACCTAACAGTCAGGCCTCTAAGATTGTGGTCACTGAGACCGATTCTAAGGCCATGAAAATGCTTGATCAGATAGCTGAAGGTAAAATGCTCATGAGTGAATTGAGCCCAGTAAATACCAGCCTTGGATTATCATCTTATAATAGTGACAACGCTGAGGAATACACGTTCAAGAAAAACACAGAACAGTGGTGACGTTGTGTCATTCACTTCATACTCGGTCGATAACGATAAAGCTTTCCGAAAGTCTTTAGATCAGGCCCAAAAGAAAATAAGAAATTTAACTGTACCTTTAACGCTCATCTCAAAAGATTTCTACAAATCTGAGAAAGCTATATTTCAATTAAAAGGTCCTGGACAGTATCACAATGAAGATTTAGCTGAATCAACTAAAAAGGCTAAGAAAAGAAAAGGAATAAGTGTTTATCCAATACTCGTTGGAGCAACTGGTCAGCTCGGTAAATCATTAATGAACCCTAGTCACTCTGATGCGATTAATCAAATAACCAATAAAAGATCATTAGTCATTGGGTCAAAAGTCCCTTATCTTGTTTATCACCAATCGGATAAGCCTCGCTCTAAATTGCCATTGAGAAAGGTTCTGTTCATTGGACCTGAGTCTAGATTTGCCAATAGTCAGCAAAAAGGTAGACTGAGTAGGTGGAACAATATTCTAAGTGATTTTGTAATCAAAAAGGTAGGTTCATAATGATGAGACATTACATAAACGGTACATCATTGACTCCACTATTGTACGCTAATCCAGGTGGAGCTCAGCCTGGAGGCACTACAGGAGCGAATCAAATCGCCGAAATAACGGCCGACTTAACTTCTATAAATGGAGCAACATCAATAGATCAGGCTGGTACAG